CTTTACTTTCTCCTCCAGGCATTCCTATTTTAGCTTGACATTGACCTTTTTCTACAGCATCAAGAAGTTTATCCATATTCTCACAGCCACAGCTGCCATCTTGTTTTTTCTTTTTTTGAAATTGTTGAAGCTTATCATAGTAATATCTACTACCTGCTCTTCTATTTAAATGAAGATCAGGATAATCATCTATATCTATACCGCCTTCAGGTAACCATGTCTTATCAATATATTGATTGATTTCCATATCCATAGCAATATTAGCTAGCTTCTTATCTTTAAATAGATCAAAAGTAGTAAGATGGTTAAATGCAATATGAAGTAATTCATGTTTAAGAAGGCCCATACGATGTAATTCAGATAAAGGTTCCCAGAATTTCTCACTAATAGTGAGCTGATAGTTAATGCCGTTTTTGCTGACAGCTGCTGTTCCAATAGCATCATGCCATACTTTATTTAGCATTATTAGAAAGAAACCGTAGAACGGTTCTTTTAGCATTAAGTCTTTGCTGATCTTACTCAGCGATTCTTGCTTATTCATATAACTTTTTTATTTTTTTATTGAAAAATTCTATACTAAAGTTTATCGTAGTATTTTTTACAAAGTCACTAAAGTCTTTAGAGTTTGAAATAGGCAGTACAAAGAAATGAGGTACATTATATCTTTTAGAAAACTCTTTAGCGAGTTTAATACCTGCATCGTCGTTGTCAAATAAACATACGACTTTCTTGAATCTAGATTTATATTCGTCCATAACGGAGTCTTTCATCATAACAGATTCTGATTGTAAACCAATAGTTGGAGCACCAATAACATCATGGATACTCATAACATCTTTTAAAGATTTAGTAATAACTAATAGTTCACCTGATTTAGGCAATTGTGTGTAGCCTTGGTGAACAGAATAGTTTGCATTGTTAATCCATTTTTTGAGTTTATCTTCAAATGGTTGATAGATTTTGTAAGTTAGTTTACCATCTTTTTTCTCGACATATGCATAAGCACATTTATGAGTTTTGACAGCATTACCATTATAAAATACGTGACTAATAGGAAACACATTAAACTTTTCTAACGTAGACTTTTTTATGCCGAAGGGTTGCCAGAATTCTTTATCCAGCTGTTGCCACGGTCGTATTTTTATTCCTAATTCTACTCTTTGTTTTTGTGTTATTTTAGTATAGTTTATAGTTTGTTTAGTACCAGATACATTGTAATCAGATAATCCTAGATCATATGCTACTTTTTGCAGTGATTCAGCGTAGCTTAAATTAAACAGCTTTCTCACCATAGCAATAAAGTCACCGCAATCACCTGTAGCAAAATCTTTAAACATCAGTATATCTCTATTTACTCTGTGAAAGAACAAAGCAAATGAAGGTATATTGTCTTCACGTAAAGGACTATGATATACTCCTAAAGAGGTTATCTTTTCTCCCATATAAAAACTATATATCTCTTCTTGAGTTACATGCTTTAGAATATCTTCTCTACTAATAAGATCATTAAAGACTATTGAATTTAAATCTATTTTTCCCATAATAAAAAAAGAGGGCCTATTAAAGCCCTCTTATTTTAATTAGATTATTTTACCAATCGTCATTTGATGTTTCCATTAAGTCATCTGCTTTTGCTAAAGTAGGTTGACTTTCTTCTATTCTTTCGATAGCATCCACAGTAGGTGCTAATTTAAGACGAGTAGAAGTTTCATCAATACTCATAGATTCTACAAAAGGAACCCAGCTACGAGGCTGAATATACTTTTTAGTAGCGTTTAAAGTACCATAAGTAGCAAATATTCTAAATTTACCTGCATTAGCAAGTCCATCTTTAATATACTTCATAGCGTGATCAAGTAATTCTTTAGCATTAGAAGCTTTAAATGCAATTTGGTGATCAGCACCATATATTGCGTGAATAATATGCTTCATAGATTTACCTTGCTTTCTTACTTGCTCATCTATAGTACTATACTGAGTATCTTTTGTAACATACCAGTAAGAAGTAGAACATTCTCCGCCATTGCTATCTGTAAAGACAACTTTAAAATCAGGAGCATTTTCCTTATCTTCTTTTGTTTTCTTGTAAACAGACATTTTTAGATCGTTTACTAATCCTGCTACACCACCATTAAAGATAGTAGCACCTTGTTTGGCATCAAAGCCATTGTCATTTAAATCGTACATTTAATTGTTTTTATAAATTATTACCATTGATTATTTACATCCTCAGAAGGAGTAAGTTCTAGTTTTTCTTCTACTTCAGACGTACTTACATCCTCAGTTTTTTCTAAAGTAACTTCAGCTACTTCTGATTCTTCATTATGATTATTTAAATCTATATTTAAATCTTCAGTAATTTGTTTTAATAGAAAAATTCCTTCTTTATTATTAACTTTAAAATCATTTTCTACGTCATTAGATAATTCTAATGATTTAGAAATAAACTCAAAAGTTTTCTTATCACTAAGAGTACAAGTTTTGGTTAATTTAAAACCATTTTCTCCATCAGCTTTACGAACAGCTACAATAGTTCTATCAGCATTGAAACCAAAAGATATTCTATCTTCTCCTTCAATACTCATAAGCTCTTGTGCAGCTTTATTAAAGCTAAACTTTCTACCAGCACCTGGTTTAGTTAATGCTGACATTGTCATTACAGGATAGTTATACTTTTCTGTCTTACGCTGTCTTTGTGAGGGCACAGCATCCCATGTGAAATTCTCCATTTCGTGTTTTTTAAAAAATTAATTAAATTGAATAATACTCTCTAATAGATTTGTTTACGTCAATAAGATCGTTGTCGATATTATCTTCTTCAAACATTTCGAGAGGTGTTTTACATGTGTCGGATCCCGATGATACAGTTCTAAATACATGGCGATTTGGTTGCCCAGGGTTTTTGATAACCTCTGTGTATAGAACTATTGTACTAAAAGACTCAGGAACAAATCTTTCTAACATTTTACCTTGAACTCCAATACGTTCAGATGCAAATCCAGAATCATCATAATGTGTTTCAGGATGTGCCATAAGATATACTATGATATCATCACGCATAGAATCATTAATAAAATTGATGAGGTCATATTGGTTTGCTGCCATTTTTGACCATTTATCAAAACCTTTTTCAGCTCTGAATTTTTGACTCATAACTGTGTCAGTCATGATTCTTGACCAAGTATCAATAATAACAGTCTTGACGTTCTCTAATTTGTTCACTTTTTGTAAAGTGTTAAGTACGATTGCTACGTCAGATGTTTTACGATAATTGCGTTTTTCCTCATTATACTTTTTATTAAACTGTTTAAATGGTAACGCCTTTTGATCGGTGTTTATTATTACAGTTTCTTCGGGGTTAAGGTTTCTTAACGAGGTAGATTTCCCCATACCTGATTTACCAACCAGGAACACTAATTGTGCCATAAAATTACTATTTTTGATTAATTACTACTATATAAATATAATCATTTTACCTTGTATTTACAAGGGTTTCAGCGATTAAATGCTTTTAATTTCTTCTTTTACTTCATCTTGTTTCTTTTTACGTTTGTTATACAATTCACCCCTTAAATGTGGGTGCTCTTCCTGTACCTTTCTAGATGCTCTGCCAAAAGAATCTATGTATGGGATACCTCTAGATTCCATGTCTTTAAGAGCATCTTTGAAAGGTTTATTTACATCATAACCAATGTCTAAAAGATAATGATAGAATAAACGCTCGTTAGAATCCCGCAACTCTGGATGTTTAACAAGCTTATCTTTTACCCATTGGTATTTATCTTTAATCATTGTCATATACAGTGATTAATAATTGCTCTTGAAAGTGTAATATTTGCTCTACCATTTTCCATTCACCGTCTCCTATATTCTTTTTAGAAAAAGCTACTTCTATATAATGGCCACTATTTAGACCCTCCATAGATAGTTTTTTAAGACAAGATTTTAAAGCAGAATACTCAAATTCGTTATTTGTAAGAGATGTGTAGAAATTTAATACACTAGCAGATTGTGCTATGCTAGCAACAGAATAGTCTCCTAGTTTATATAAAGCTGGTAAAGGAAATGCTTTATGCACTTCTTCTACAATTTCAAACTTTTCATACAACTTTTTAGATAGTTCAGGCTTTTCATCATCTTTTGGGTCTTTTGTACAGTTAATATTATTAACTAATAAAAGTATTTTACCCTCCTCGAAAGCTTCACTGATGCTTCCTTTTTCTTTTTTTACAATTGGCATTTTATTTTGAATTTAAACTTGAATAATAATCATGGATCCTTTTTAATTCTTTAGGTTTTCCAATGATTTCGTTTGCTTTAGGTAATTGATAATAACCGCCTATTTCACCCACAAATAGGAAGCTTGCTAATAAGTTTACATCGCCATCACGATTCTTACAGATCTTAGTTAATCTATATCTATTTTTATATTTTGTAATATCAAAACCTAGGCATTTGTCTACACCATAATAAAATGGACTAGCTAAACCTATTACGGTATTAGCATCTTCTGACATATTACCACTGTTTTTAATATCACTCAACATAGGCATCCAGTTATCTTTTTCTCTACGGTCCATAGATTCTGAGGAACGATTAATTTGAGAAATAACTGTAGGACTAAAGTTGAACATATTCCTAAAGAATACTAGAGTTCTAGATATTTTATCCATAGCTTCTTTTAGATTAGCGTAGTTGTTGTAGTTTATAAGACCTATATGATCTATTACAACAAGAGTAATTAGTTTAGGATTATTGGGAATATAATTTATAATAATTCCATCCTTGTTTCTAATAACTTGACCACGTTTTTCTGCATAACCCATTAAGTCTTTATATAAGAACTCTGGACTAAGAGAAGTACGATAATGTAAATACTTATCTTGTATCTCATTCATCTTTTCCTCATATTGAGGAATAAGTCTTGCTACTTCAGGACGTATCTCTGAAGAACCTAGCGATCTTATTTCATTTAGATTAGTAAGTATACCGTGTTCACGCCATATAAGACTAGCAATATGTTTTGCTATCTGGTAAGCTGGCGGTATTTCTAGAGAATAATATATAATCTCTAGATCATGAATGTAATCAGGATTAGATTGTAGAAAATCTATAGCCCCATACACATAAGTTGAATTTACAAATGCGGTTTTACCGACACTTGTACCTGCGAAAATTAAATCATAACGACCTGGCTGTATATTTTTTATATGATCACTTAACGTTGTAAAACCTTGAAAAGGTATACCTGTATTTAATCCTTGTTTGCCACGTTCTATGTCTTGTTTTAATTTATCCCAATGCTTGATTTTTGCTGTCATATAGTTTTTTAAATTTGATCAGAATTCCATTCCTGTTCTTCTACTCCTCTATCTTGAATAAATACGGTCCATTGTTCCCACATACAATTATTAAGGACAGTTTCCATGTTAGGTAAATATTGAAGCTTGTTAGCACGTTTTTGTGTATTCACAAATGCTTCAGTTGCTTTAATAGCTAATTCATGTTGAGCAGTTTTTTTAACTCTAGAAAGATATTTCTTTTCATGTTTTTTAGCTACTTGGGCTATATCACCAGATGCACGTAATACTCTAGTACCAACTCTTACAGGATAACATTGATAGAATTCCCAAAAATTAATTTGATCTCCACGTATACCAAATAATTTTTCTATTTCCCCGTTACTAATAACAGTATCCATAAACAAACCTCCATTAGATAATATATAAGGAGTGTCTTGTAAAGAATTTCTTAAGCTGTTAGCAAGGTCTTTTTTGAAAATTTTTTCAATGTTATCATAATCTTTATTATACAGAAGCTGTAGGAGTACTATTTGATTTGGGGTCAGGGATGCCTGTTGGAGTAGCTCCAGAGTTAGCTGTATTTTCATAATTAAGTTGATTTAAAAACTCCTCTAAGGTACAAAAAATTACCTTATTTTTATCAATACCGTCTAGTCTTTTTTTAGTCCAAACTGCGTCTTGTGTATCAGGAGTATATAGATTTACTATTACTGCTTGTTTACCTGTTTGCATACGCACAACTCTACCTAATTGTTGTATAAACGTCCTTT